CTTTGGTGAACAAAGAGTAAATGATGAGATGCTTTATGTAAGTTTTGTTTGTAAAAAAATTGAGCAAACTTAATGTGGTGTGTTATTTGGAAAAATGATAATAATATCTATAGTATGTTTACTAATGTTATCTTTGAATCTGAAAAAAAGGCTACAGAATTTAAGATAGCTCAAAAGTCTATGCGTAAAAAACATGATTGCAGAGCAGTTAAATATGATTATAAATATTTTAAAGGAGTAAATGAAAATGAAATTAACGAATAACTTTAGCTTAGAAGAATTAACTGTATCACAAACAGCATTAAGAAATAATATAGATAATACTCCAAGTAAAGAACATATAGAAAATTTAAAGTTGTTATGTGAGAACATTCTTCAACCGCTTAGAGAAGATTATAATTTACCTTTAGTAATAAGCTCAGGCTATAGATCAAAAAAATTAGCAGGATTAGTGGGTTCTAAAATTACCTCACAACATTGTTCTGGTTGTGCAGCAGATTTTACTATTCCAGGTGTTGATAATAAAAAAGTATTTAAACATATAATAGAGAACTTACCAATGGATCAAGTAATCTTAGAATATTATACTGAAGAAAATGGTGGATGGATTCATGTTTCTTATGTTCCTAATGGTAGAGGACAAGCATTAACTAAAGATAAAGAAGGTTACAAGACATGGTAAAAAAATTCTTGATTAAAAAAATAGTTAAGTTAAGAATGTTGTATGCCGATTTAAGAGGTCATCATGGTAAAAGATGGGACTATGAACCTTCTGATTGGTATATGGGTAAACACAAAAGGAAAAAATGAAAAAAAAGAAAAAAGCACCCAAAGGTTATCACTATATGCCTAATGGAAAGCTAATGAAAAATAGTGCTATGAAAAAAAAGAAAATGAAAAGGTACTAATTAAAAAATTGATGTTTAAGGTGTAGTTGCTAGTCAACTGGGTATGATGGTGGGGTAACAAAATTTGTATGTCTAAAAAAACTTGGGTAAGAAAAGAAAAAATAGCTGACGTTGGAAAGTGTAGATACTGTAAATCAGATATGATTAGTACAGATTCTTTTGTAGCTTTTGCTAATCACACTAAAGCTCATTATTTATGTATGAAGAAAGCAGACGAAGATAAGACTTTTGAAAATGAGTCTAAGTTTGATTGGTAGGGGAGTTTCCTCCCCCACAAATTTAATTAAAGATACTTTCTATCTCTAATAAACTTTTTTATCTCAGCTAATGATTTAAAATTATTACCACAAGAAAAGTAACCTTCAATTATTCTATTACTTAAACCAGGTTCTCTTTTAGACAAACTCCACTCAGCAAGTCTTGGGTAAGTTTTACTATATCTGGCTATAAATTTTTCATTACCAAATATAATTGTATATTCATCTTGATTCTTAGATTTAAATGTTAATTTAGTTTTCATTTTTTCCTTTCTTTTTTTAAGGGAGGGTGCTAACCTCCCCTTGTTTTATTTATTCTTGGTCTTGATATTGCTCTTTAAGACCACTTACTTCACACCTTTCAGCTTCAAAAGTTTTAACATTTTCGTATCTGTCGCCATTCCACTTTTGAACAATGAAGTAAAATTGCTTGTCTTGTTTATCGTAATTTCCAACAAGTCGTCTGTCTAATTTACTGTTTTTCATTTGACCTCCTTTCTATGAAATAATTTTTTCATAACCCATTATATCATATTGAGTTTTACAAAATTTTTAGAAAAAAAACTTTTATTGAATAGTAAACGATTGGAGTTTTAGGGTAGTTTATTTTAGGTGCGACACTATGAATACTTTTTGGGTTTTTAGGTATTTTTTAATATCCCCAAAATTTCTTAGCATTATTTAAATAATCTTCGTTAGCATCATTATTCCAAAACATATGTGTAAAGTCTGGTTGGATATAATCTTTAAGAATATTTGGATCATTACTGATCTTCATTAGGTTCTGTCTTACTTTAGCTCTTTGTATTATTCTAGGTATTCTTTTCTTAATATTTTCTGGTTTAAGTTCATCACAATTATCTGCATGATAAACTCTAAACTCTTTCTCATTGACATAACAAAGATAAACAGGAACTTCAAATACCGACCAATAAAAATCAACTTGTAATAAATTATAAGGTGAAGGCTTATCAGGTAACTTACCAGGAAACCAAGACCTAGTACCATCTTTCTTGACCATTCCCCTTCTTGGCATTTTACATTTATCTTCAATGATAACTTTATCACCTTTTAAATCTATGTAACCATGAACAGGAATATTAATTCCATCAAACCATTTAAAGGCTTCTATCTCTGGCTTACAAGATTCCCAACCTGGTATTGTTTGATGAGCCTTATGACAATTAGCAATCATTAAAGGTACTATACTTTTATAATGACTTAACTTTTCTTGGTCATCAGGTGTAAGTGCAACTAGCTTATCTAATTTTTCTTGTACAGAAACAAACATTATTTAGCACCTAATGTTTTTTGATGTTCTTGATAAAATTTATCTCTTTCTTTTTCGTAAGCAATATTAAATTCTTCTGCAACTACATCTAGTTCTTTGTAGTCATCTAAGAAATAACTCATTGGTTTTTTTAAGAACTTACTTATCTTTACCAAATTAATTAATGGTATTCGGTTCTCACCTTTTTCGTATTTACCTATTTGTTGATATGTATTTTTTAGAGCTTTAGCAACTTTAGTTAATGGAACAATAGTTTCCTTACCAGTAAACTCATTAACCTTAGTTCTTCTTGCTTGTCTTAATTTTTTACCTAAATCAATATAGAATTGATTATCTTCCTCAAAGTTCTTCTTAGCTTTATGTGATAGTTTCATTGTGTTCCTTCCTTTAATTTAGAGTATAGAATCCCTTAAGTGCTTATGCAACTTTTTATATATACTTAATTAAGTATATAAAAATCTAGCATCTTTGTTCTCTGCTTCAACAATTCTTCGGAATAATTGATTGTATTCCTTGAATGCTTTTAGAGTATGTACACATTGCCTTCCCTTATCTTTAGCAGCATAAACTTTTTTATGTGCCTTATCTAGCTTATTGTACAATCTAGTATTGCTATTTTTTAAGCTCATCATTCTCCTCACCAATAATTTTAATATTTGCACTAATAAGTTTGTTATCGGTGATATTTGCTTTTGCAAACTCACTAGGCATTTTCTGACTATGTGCTTTTTGTGCAGCTTCTTCTACACTAGCACCATCAAAAATTTCTTCAAAATCTACTGCTAATTCTAAACTTGATCTTTTTAAAACTTTAACCATTTAAAACTATATTTCTGCTATAACCTGAGTATTCTCTTTTAATTTCGTTCCTCTGTTCTAGCTTTTCAATTAGCGAACTGATTGAATTTTTACTTTTGTAACCCATTTCATTAGCCATTTCTAAAAATGTTGGCATATATCCATGTTTTGTACTATAATTTTTAAGATATTGCAATAGTCTGAGCATTTTAGGAGTCATCGGTCTTTTACCTCTTTTCTTGTTCATTTATTACTAACCTCCTTAATAATTCTGCGTAGCCATTGATGTCATCAAAGCTATCTTTTTTATAATTTTCTGATTGCATAACTCTCCAAAGTTTTAAAAAAATCATAAAGATACCAAACAATTTTAAAGGTACTTTGACCTCACAATTATTATAAACTGATAAATATTTTTCTAAAATTCCTGACATAACATAAGAGGTATGGTCAAACTCTCCATAGTCATCTTGCTTTTGTTTTAATAATCTTTCTATCTCACTTATAAACTTTACATTATCTGACATAATTTCCTTTTTCGTCTTTGCAGTAATGAGCCATTACATTTTGATTTTTATATTTAGTTAGCACCCAAACCTCTCCGTTACCTTCTTTGTAATTTGAGTTCTCAACATACTTGACATTTTTTTCATACATTTCATCACAAGTGATAGGTAATAAAGAATATGCAAAAGGTATCTTCTCATATTTTAAATTACCATCACCTGTGTATATAACTAAAATTAAAAAAACTACTTTCAACTAGAAAGGAATTTCTTTGCTTTGAGGTTTAGCTTGTTTAGGTCTAGGTTCATTCTTGTAACCAGATAAAATATTACCTGATTCATTAATCCAACCAATTAAACCTTTGTGTCCACCAGCTTCAGAGTAATTCATTTCGCCAGTAAATTTATCATCACCTTTGAATAGAACTCCTACTTGAGCAAACACTTTAACAAACTTAGTATTACCATCTCTTGATGCACCTTTAACACCAAGTATTGTACCCTTGTTGCCATTATCTAAATTTACATTTCCTGAGAAATCAATTTTGATGGCTTTTTCATTGTTGGCATCATAAGGAAATAATACCCAATCCTTTTGCTTACCACTACCATTGTCTGACATTTTGTCCTCCATTTTGTTTTATTGATTGTTGTTGTGATTCAAAGTCTTTTTCTATTGAATCATTTTGTTTCTTCCAATCGGAATACAAAGCTGTCAACTTGGTTTCTGTTGTTTGCTTTTTAATTGTATCTTTAATTGAAACTTGTTGAGTAGATCCCTTTTGATTGTTTAAGGCATTTACTAATTCTTCTGCACTAGCATATTCAGTTCCTGATAGACCAAAGGCTGCTAAACATCTTCCTAAAGAACTAGAACTACAGTTCTCCATAGCACTTGTTTTATTTATAAAGTTAGCATTTCTATGTTCTTCTGCATGACCAACAGCATAAATAGTATCAGAAATATATAGTTCGGTCTTAACCACAACTCTCTCATTATCATGGAATAGTATTTCTTCATTAAATCTAGCTTCAGGGAAATATTGTAAAAGATGTCTATGTCTTTCATTAACAGTTGAATATTTTTTACCTTTAATATCAACAGTTGGAATTTTATTAGCACTTGTTAAACATTCCTTTCTTCTTTCTTTAAACCCTCCCTTACTTTTTTCTTCTGTCGTCTGTGGCTTTAGTTTCATTTTTTCCTTTCATTTGTATCTTTTGGTTTTCTTTAATTTGGTCAACATCTTTCTGTGCTTTAGCTTCTAAATAGCTTTTATTCTTAGCAACCATTTGATCTTTAAGTTCAAGTAAATCTAATTTCTTTTTTAGTTCTGATATTTCGTTATCCCTTAAATGTAATTGCTCAATATGTTTCTTTTCATTTTGTTCATAAGCTCTAATTTTACTTTGCATCTTTGCAAGTTCCATCATTACCTGGTCTGTCATTATTTTTTCCCTTTCATTACTTCTTCAAATGTTAATTTATGAACAATCAAATCTTGAACTGCCTGACCTACTATAGCTCCTATG